AAATCTGTTACCGATGCCGAGACGGCTGACGAGCCTAGTCCGGTGACAACCGTGAACATATCCCCAATCATAAAGTTGAGGTCATTTGCAAAATAAGTGGTGTCGATAGTCCCCGCCATAAACCCACCCCTTATGTCAATTTAACTCTACGCTGTCCCAAATAAACAGATTATCCTTATCAAATGGTTCAATCTTTTGTGGGTAAAATATAACCTTTTTCTCTTTCCTAACACCGGCGGCGATGGTCATGGGTGCAGAATTGATTGCATAAAACTCTTTTGCCCCCCTAATTGCCTTTGCCATTTCGAGGACACTTGGGGCTGTATAGGTCTGGAGTCCACTAATCTTGAATCCTTCTGGTGCTAAAACTATGAAGCTGTACGCGCCAGCCTTATTTCTAGCCTCAACAATAATTTTTAATGGGTCTTGTTTCTCGCCTTGGCTTATCCCAAAGGGGGCGACCATATTATAGACTTCCGGTAATCCCTTGGCGGGTTCATTGTCTAGCTTATCAAAAAGGATATTAGTCGGGTCGGCCTTGTTAATCTCTGGGTGCGCATAGACGAATTCTGTCCAAGTCTTGTTTGAGAAACGATATTCTTGGTATTTGTTAGGCCAAATCTCAAGGTCTATCACATCGCCCTTGCTTCCAGCCTTTGCATAAGAAACCATTTCAAAGATGCCGTGGTATTGGGGCAAGCAATCCACGAACACCTCGTGGCCTTGGTCGGCTAGATATTTGCAAGCTGGGAGGCAACGAATGATGTCTCCTAGCCTCTGGGAGTATTTGATTGTTTTAGCAGTCATCGGCTACGCTCTTATCGTGTAGGTGTGGGAAGTATTCGCTCAATCGAACTGGGCCGATAGTCTTTTGTAATTCCTTCCACCCATCCACCAATCCCTTGTACCCATAAAAATCCTCCTTGAACTCAACTTGCTTCTGAATTGCGTAGGCATAGTGATTGAATACTAGCCCCCAAGTTTCAGTCACTCCCCTTGGAACTAGCCTAGACTGGATGTTTAGGCGGGGGGGTTCGTGGCTGGTGAAACATACATTCTTACCCCATTTCCAAGCCCTCATCCATTCATACCAGTTTGAGCCATAGCCCTCTCTGGTAACTACTCGCTTATTTTCCCCAACAAAGAAGTTGCAATGAAACTGCATCGTTGCCCCATCCTCTGCTCCCTTGAGACACTCATAAATCCCCTCGATCTGTTCTGCTCTCCACATCTCGTCAGCGTCCACCTCCATAACAACGCCATTATCTACGCCGAATAGGGCTTGCTGAATCATCTCTAGCTTCCCACTAAATGCCTTGCCTTGGCTGTGAATGATAACATCCCCGCCTTGGATGCTTTGTAGATATTCGTGCGTTCCATCTATGCTCTTGAAGTCGTTGTGCCATTTGTCGGGAACTTGCTTGCACCAGCGGGTGCATCCAAGAGGCTCGCTAACTCCTTCGACAATCCTCCATCTCCAAGGAATCTTGAGCTTTTGAAACTCTGCAAGATGCCTCTCGATAAAGGGCATCCCATTGAGGACGATGGTAAAGATGGTTAGCATTGTTTTATCCAACATTGTTCTTCAACCATAAAATCCATATTTGGGAACGACTCATTTACTGCTTGAACAACACCACCAAATGTTTGTATGTAATCGTGTCCAGCCAAAATTCCACCCCTGCGAATCTTGGGAATCCAATCGGCAATATCTTTTTTTACTGCCTCATAGCTATGGTCAGCATCTATGAAAACCCCATCTAAAGATTCATCCTTAAAAAGATGAGCTGCCTCATTGGTTGTCATTCTATGTTCTTTATATAATCCATCTAGCCTATTCATATTGGATTTGAACTTTTGATATAAATTGTCCTTCATTTCCTCGGTGTGCTCTTCCGAGCCAAGCCAAGTATCTACAATGTGAATGTCGATGTTTGGGCTTTTGTTTTTTGCCTCAACTACAAGGAATGCCGAGCTTCTGCCCTTCCAAGCTCCAAGCTCTACGATAGTTCCGCTTGGCTCGCACTTATCAACCATTAGGCGATACACGCTAGGATAAGTGAACCATTGTTCTCCAAAGCACTCATCCTCGTATATGTGATTCATAACTGGAAGATGGTCGCACCATTACGCACAGACCAATCCTCCCAGAGCAATTCCGCAAATCCCTTTAGCTTGTGGTAGTTAGCCCAATTCTTAATATCGTTCACATCGTCTAGGGCGATGATGGCTTTCTCTGCTAGGAAAGGCCTTACACAACGAAGTTCAGCCTCACCAGAGAAAGGCGAGCCATCGATCAGAACAAAGTTGAAATCCACATTATGCTCAAAGTGGATGTCCTCGATTGCGTTGGTTGAATAGGGAAAGGCGGTTTCTAGGCAGACATTGTGCCAGCCTAGAACTGTTTCGATGGGGTATTGATTGAGGTTTGTTTTGGTAGTTCGGTAAAACTCTTCGATGTCGTTCTTGTTCATCCATAGCTTTGATAGGGTTGCCGTTCCATTGACCGAAACGCCTCCCCTTGCAGATAGGTTCATCGAGTGCCTGCCGATGCGGTCGGGGTGGTTCTCAATGCTGAATAGCTTTCTGGTTCTAATACATTGAGTCGAACCGTCCCCAGTTCCTCCCCCGATCTCTAGGCCAACATCTAATCCCTCGCTGTACTTTGCAAGGGCTTGGCCGAATGGGTCGTGGATACTTATTTCTTGCACTTTGCGTATCCAGTAAGAGCCTTCACAATCACATATTGAATTACTGCTTCCTTGTCGTGCTTTAATGCCAACATCCCACACTCATACAAGTCTTTCTCTGCTTTTTCGTCATAGGTAATATCAACCTTCACATACTTGGTGGGGTCGGGGCGAGACTTTCCGAATTTAATTATACCAAGCCCCTTGGTATCTTCCCCTTTTTTTGATTTCCTACACCCAATTATCTGCTTTGCGTTTTTCATAGATTGCCTTTCCTTTCTCGTAGAACTCCGGCTTGTTATGGTTCTTTAGTTGCTGATCGGGGTTGCCTCCGGCGAACATTGGGTTCTCGTGCCTAAATACTAATTCCCTTGCCTCAATCACCACATCATCGGCATAGGCTCTATCCGTGAACTCGTTATCGGAATAAATGCCGTCTGATTCTTGATAGGATGGGTGAAACATATTGCCCCCTTGCTTGCGTAGCCTCTTTTGCGTTAGGATAGCCATACAGAGCAGTTTGTCGGTTCGGAGGCCATCTGATACTGCCAGCACCCTTTCGGCCTCTAGGTTGTCGATCTTGCTCAAAATTAGGGCATCCCAGTATCTCGGTGGACTCCAATCATCGCTCATTTGAATAATAACATCCCCCTTGGCTATTTTTGCCCCCTCGTTCCAAGCGTTCACAATCCCCCCCGGATTGACTCGCTTCCCATCGTGCGGGGTATAATCAACCGCTTCATCGTGGTCAACCATAAACAACCACTCAATCGCTAGGGGTTCTTTCGCTAAAGCCAGCCATTGCATCTTTCTTGAAAATGCGATGTGAGGTCTCCCTCTAGTGGCGTGAACTACGCTGATCTTTGGCTTGGGATACATATTTGCCAGCTTTTGAGCCTCCTCCTTTTGGCCGTAGCAAACTGAGGCCATCCGATAACCATCGAGGGCTTGCCAGTCATAAATTGCGTGAACTTGATTCCAGTAGTGTAGGTTGGGTTTAGGCATCGCCATACACGCCCGACCAGCGTGCCAAGCCTTCGGCCAATCTCCTCGTGCCGAGTATTCTGCCATTAAATAAAAGTAAGCCTCTCTGCGGATAGGATTCACCGCAATCGCTTCCCCCAGATATCTCATTCTCTTTTCTGTGGGGGAACATCTTCCTAGATTGCAAAGCAGTTCATATTTTAGAGTTTCGTCTAGGTCTGGGAATACTAACGCCCTCTCACCAACCTCCACCGCCTTATCCACTTGTCCCCTCAAGAAAAACTCTTGGTGTTGGTAGTAAAGGTTGAAGGGGGTGGAGAGAAGCTCATCGGCTAGGATGCGATGATTGCGGTCTGCGGAATCTGCCTTGCTAGTAATCGGCCTATGGATTCGGAAGATTTTATCTATGGCAAGGAGCTTGTTCTTGTCGTTCGGCTCAAGGGCTTCGTGGACTCTGTTCCTCCATCTCCCGCACCCCTTCCGCAAGGCCATCTCCCTAATAGGATTCAGCCCGGCATTTTCAACTAGATATCGAAAGCAAACAATTTCAGCCCCTACTTTCTCTGCTTGTTCCAGTCCTTCTTGTAAAACCCTCTCCCCATCCTCTGCCATTACATCATCGGCATCTACCCAAATAGACCACTCGTTTTTACAGGCATCTAGGGCTTTATTTCTAGCAGAAGCAAAATCGTCTATGTGAGGCCAATCAGTTTTTTTGTTTTTGTAATGAATGACTTTAGCACCCAAGGAAAGAGCGATCTCCTCTGTCTTGTCTGGCGTAGCTGACCCCCCAGCCATACAAACAATAATCTCTTCTGCGATGGGCTTAAATGATTCAATGACTCGCTTGATGTGTGATTCTTCATTGCCAGCTATTAGGTAAAGGGAGACAGGTATTTTCATTCTTACAAGGATTTCTAATTAAAGAGGGATGTCAATTAAAAGAAAAAGGGGGAGCAAGGTTTCCCTCACTCCCCCTTCTTCAATGAACCAACAATTCTTTAGGCGAAGCTTGTGGTGATACGAACAGCCGCATTGGCATCAATGACGACTTCGTCGGTGTTCATACGCACACGCAACACTTGGCTACGGCGAGCTTCGTCACGATAGCTTTCGGAGACGAAACCACCAGCCGAGTCACCCGACCAGACCAAGGTGCGTCCGATTCCACCAGCGGTGAACTCGCCACCCGCCACTTGGCCTACGATAACCTTGGCCGAGCTGATTGCGAATGAGCCGGAGTAGCTCTTGTTTTTGCCTGCCGTGTTAATTGCCGCACGACCAACAAGGAGTTTCTGAACTCCCAAGGCCGCCGCAATTTCAGCTTCATTCAATAAGAGAGCACCAGTATTCGAGATAACTCCGAAGAACTGATTCTGGAGGAGCGTTGAGCGTCTGATCAACTCAAACACATCGGCATTCATTGCAACGCAGTTGGCTTCGTAGCCCAGCTTGCCGAGAGCAAGTTTAGCCGCTGCCACATCACGAGCTACATCGATAGTGGCGATGTTCGCTTGGGTGTAGGCAACTGCCGCGCTTTGGTCAGCCGTGGTGAAGGGGGTGCTACCAGCGAAGAGCAAGGTATTGACCCGAGCTTCGTGGGAGAGCTTCAACTGACGGAGCAAGAACTTGGCGGTTTCGCTCTCGTAGGAGAAGAAACGATTTAAGTCCTTGACGCTCGAATCATCAAGCAATTCCTCTAGGCCGAATTCGTCCGTGCTGTAATTTGCAGAACTGAAGGAACGGATGCCTCGTGCATACGCCGAACCAGCATCACGAGCCGTTGCATTGTTGGAGAGCAACTCTGCACCGCCGAGTTGAACCTTGAGGTAAGTTCCGCTCTTTGCATCTACATTCTGCAAAGGGAGAAGCTCTGCCCCGATTAAACCCACATCAGCCGTGGGGGCTTCGATCAACGCTTGGTTGATGTCGGCACGAATTGTTGAACCGCCTGCGATATAACTCATTTTTTATATTCTTTCTTGGTTGGTTAAATTACTGGGTTAAGGGAACTGCGACTTCGATTACCGCATCAGCAAGAGCAGTTTCGAGGGCAACTCCGACAACGCCGACATTGGCCGCCGCCGTAGTCACAAGGCCAGAACCAGTCGTAGCAACAAGGTTGCCAGCGGTGATTCCGTACTCGGAGGTTGCAAAAAAGGTTGGGTAGAACAGCTTAACTGCG